TATTAATCTTATCGCCAGTAAAAAATCCTGCACGATTATTAGCCGCTTGTTCTACCCCTAATGCCTCAACCATTTGAGCAGCTTTATCAAAGTCAGCTTGTAAAGCCTCTTTTATTTTAGGCTGAAACTCTCTGATTGATTTCCTTGCAATCTTTTGTTGCAAAGCAAATTGCTGTGATGGATAAAGTATTTTCGGCATCTATTTTACAGGAGGCAAATTATAGTCGCTTTGTTGTTGTGCATCTCTTGGGTCTTGTAGCATGGTCAATTCATCAATAGGCAAATAACCTGCTGGTATAAATATCTCATTCATTACTTCATCTTCTACAGTATCATAACGCATAGCTGCTCTCTTCTCGTTTGGAGTAATCCACCAAGATTGAGAAAGGATTGCACTAAGCTCTTTCATGTCTTCTTGAAGTTCAGGGAATACAGTCAAATCAAAATCAATATAGTAACCTTGACCGATTTCAGTTGCAAAGAATCTATTGAAAGCATCACGAAGAGCTACTAACTCAGGAAGGACTACTTGAGTCAACATTTCCTTCTTAGCTTCCTTCATGTTGTTATAAGTCTTGTTATCAGGATCATTAAACAACGCAGAGTTCACACCGTACACATTACAAAGTTCTCTAAGTGTTACTTTCTCTGATTCCAATAACTGCAAGTCGATAGGACTTAAACCCATGTTAATCCAATTCAACTTAGCACCTGCAATCAAAATCTTACCAGCATTTTTTAAGATACCAGCTTGTGTCTTTGTTCCGTACTGATTGTAAAAATCTTCTTTAAGCTTACCTGCTGCCTCTGGTCCGAAGTCATTTGATTCATCAGCAGATAAGATACCTTTAGGTCCTTGATTCTGCAACATACCAACTGAAGTGTCCTTCGCATCGTTAGAACGCTGAACAGTTCTGTAAGCAGCTTGTAAAGGTGACAAGCCATATAGTTGATTACCGTTAGTGTCAAAGTAAGGGTTGAAGTATTTTAGATGGATTACGTCTTTCGCATCTAATTGATCCCATCCAACTAGCGTAAAAGAATAACCTTCAACCCCATTTATTGTACCATCAGAAATAATGGCAACGTATTGAGATGGGAGTGTAACAAGTTCAGCAACCTTACCTGACTCTAGTCTATTCGCCCAGATGTAAGTGTTACCTGTAATTAGTTTATAACCTACAGCACTCTCGATAAATTCAGAGAATGATTGATATTCATTTGGTTTTTCTAGTAAATCGTTTAAAGGCGAATCAGCAATCTCTGCAACTGCTTTTACACGAACTAACTCAGCCTTAGCAATATCCGCAGTAGTACTAGCGTTATTAAGCATTGACTTGTATCTTGCTAATTCTTTTTTGTTCTTTACCTGGTAAACATAGAAAGGAACAGTAGAAATAGTTTTAGAGATACGTTTGATGATAGCATATACCTCACTATTGTTTTTATAGTCAAGTACAAATTTTTGCTGGTCTAATTCTGGATAAAGTGTTCTTCCTCCAATCAATCCACCAAAATCAGTAAAAGGATTGTTAAAAGTCACCTTTGGTGCTGCCTTCTGTTGAAAAGGGTTAGCTGCCTTTAGTATGTCCGTTAAATTCACGCTATATATTATTTTTACAAAAGTAACAAATTTTTAGCCTATACAACCCACCCTCTTTTTGGTTTAGCATATTTTGTGTATATGGCATACCTCATAGAGTCCATCAAGTGATCTCGAAACTTCACAGGTTCATCAAGTGTGTTGCCATCCGCATCGGTCTTCCACTTGTAGTTTTTAATCTCATCAAGCAAATCTAATGATTCTGATTTGATGTGCAGAGGGAATGACTTTACCTTGTTGATTCCTGCATAAACATCCTTAACAGCAGACTTTAAATTAAACCCAGCTTTATTAACTTCCGATATGGTTTTCGGTTCGGCAGGATCGGCATATATCTCAGAATTTCTATCGAGCCCTAGTGACCTCATCCTATCAATTAGTAAAGCCGTCGACATTTTTGTATCGTAGATTAATTGGTCGACAAATAACTCGCCATCAAAGTTTTTAACTCGCACAAGTGCCGTTTGGTTGTTAAATCCAAAGTCAAGTCCGTAAAACACATCTCCACCGTCTGGGAAGTTGCGTCTTCGCTTCCAATGCGTATAAATGGTCGCTTGGGATATTGCTCTCTCCCCTAAGCCATAAACTCGCCAATATTCATGGTCGGCAGATTTAAGCCTCTCAATCTCATCAACGATTCCCTTCTCAAGAAATGGGTTGTCTTTGTAGGTAGTGATGGTAAAATCCGCATCTTCACGAGGAACGACCTTATCGTAAATCCAGGAGTAGTAATCGGAAGGGTTATAGTCAATTACTATTTTTTCGGTTGTTCTTAAGGACAACTGCATCCAAGATTCGTAGTTTACTTCATTCGCCTCGTTTATAAACAGATAATTACGCTTTCGACCTCTAATTTTCTGTGGTTGGTCAGTAGAAACGAACTCTACGACATTTCCTCCCAAAAAGTAGATGTTATCGGTCTTATTGTGCTTCTCTTCGCTATAAAGCCCATATTTAGACAATATCTCTACAAAGTCACGCATTACCGACCCTTTGATGGATGGAAGTGAGCTACGACATATTGTCAGCGTCTTTCCTTTCTCTTGGAGTAGTTTTACGATAAACCATGTAATTACATTGTATGTCTTACCCGATCTTGTTCCACCTTGCATGATGGATATTCTCTTTTGTGAGTTTTGGAGGACTTCGAATACTACGTTTGTGGTGACGTTCATAGGAAAAATTTTAAAAAATAGGATGGAAGTTTACTAATAGAAAACTTTTGGTTTTATAGAAAGGTAGGGGCTTGTTTCACAGACTGCTATTTTAAGCCCCATTTAAGCCTTTCAAATATTAAATGGACACATAGTACTACACATAGGGTTAAAAGCCGTAGAAACGTCTTAAAATGCCAAATAGAGGCATTGTAGCTATTCCTCATAGTCACCATCTTCATTAATATCCAATAATTCCCCTTTATCATGATTGTAAAGAGGAATTTCATCGCTTTCTCCTGCTTTGTAGGCAGGTACTACCATTCCTGGTTCAGTTTGCGTATCAAAGTTGATTATCTCACCTTCTGGTAAGGTCTTGTGCTCATCTCCATCTATTTGCTTCATAATATCTCCAATTTGGTTAGGTTTAATGACATTTACTGTAATCTGCTTAACAACATCTCCTTCATGACTAACCTCAGTCTTCTCGATATATCCTCTTCTCTTCCCTCTTGTCTTAAGAAGGAACATTGTAGCTAAGGTATCACCTCTAGCAATCCTCTCCATTAGCTTCTGTTCGCCAAAGTCAAGCATTATCTCCTCAGGCTCGATTTCAGCTAATCTCTTAGCAAAGTCAGCATCATCCTTTAACCAAGTCTTATACTGCGTCCTACCGACTCCTGATGCTTCACAAGATATGGTGATATTGCCAAAGTTCTCCTTATAGGCTATGATAAAAGCCTCTTTAGCTATTTCCTTGAATTGTGCGTTCATATTATCCAGATTTTGATGTCTCGTATTATTGACCTCAGCTTATTGTTGTTATAAGTTTTCCTAAACCTTTTTACATTTCTTTTTGCTTTTAATAGGCTTATTTCGAAAGCCGCTAATGAAGTATAATTTAACTTCATATTATCTATTCTTTAGTTTGTTTACCAAATTTTGGGACTTAACAATACTTCTATACTTCCTTGCTATATCTTTTGGTATAAAAAACGATGGTATTTTTATCATAATAGGCTTTTCTCTTAATTTTTGCATTTTGTTATCTATTCTTTGTTGGTGTGCGTATTGAAATAATAGTAGCTACCTTCTTCTCTAGGTTCTCATGACCAACCCATTTGCCACAGTTAGTGCATTCGAACTGAGTTTCATTCACTTGACTAAACCAAACATATCCTTCTGTAATAGTTCCGCATTTACAAGTGTACAATTTCTTACCATAAGTGTCTTTCATAGTCATTTCTTTAACTTGGTTACGTTATTGCTAAGAGGCTTTACCAAGTGTTAAATTTAAGTCTACAAGTTATATTGTAATGTTTAAAAATGTTAAAATCATTGTTTTATATCAGAATATTGGGGGGCACAAGGGGGGCAATGGATCGTTTACGCTAAAAAACAGGGTAGGGGGTAGGGTGGGGTAGGGTAGTCCTCCCCTATTTAACATAATATATATTATATGCTGTTGCTCTCTCCTATTCATGTGGTCAAATATTGGTTATTGTGGTGGTCAAAGTTAGTGTAAATATTTAATGATTGGAAAGGCTCACAAAGGGCAAAAGTAAAAATACCTCTTAGTATTCTATTAATATATAAACCACTAATTTAATTGTAAGTACTTAAGTAGTTACTATATTAATATAGTATTATTTATTTAATATTAAATTAGTTATTTAACAATTTATACTAAAATACTTAGTAATTATATATCCATGTTAACAAACATTTAACAAAATACTTTTATTTATTTACATTTGTTTACAATTGTTTACATATCTTTAGGATCTATTAATAACTAAAACAAAACACAATGCAACACCTTGACACCTTTTTATTGCTTTACTCTTTAGCTTTATTTACCTTGATATTAGGTAACATGGCTAAAGTATTTACAGATTATTTACTAACTAAAATTAAATAACATGAACACACACATTACAGTATTTGAGCTTATCAGCTTAACAATTGCAGGTATCTTAGTTTATACCCTTATCAAAACAATATTTCAAGACTTAACAAAATATAAATAACATGGCAAAATATTTAAACGCAACCGAAAAAGCTACTTTCTACCTTATTGAATTAGCTAGTGAATTAGCTGAAAAATTCATACAAATGAAATATGAATACACAAACGTTAATATATATGAATCAAATGAATTTGAGGAATTCAGTTACACTGAGGAAATACAGGATGAATTTAATAACATATATGACGAAATAGAAACCTATCTACAAAATAACAAACTAAAATAAAATACTATGTTAACTACACTACAAAACAAAACAATTGTTAACAGTTATAAAGCTGTTAAAAACTTACTAAGTAAAGGGGCAACCAATACAAAAACAGCTAAAAATGATTTAGAAACCTTTATTTTGTACATGGCACCCGCTAACACCGTGGAAGGTTTGAACCTTTGCCCATTTGCGTCTACAGGTTGCAAAGCTGCCTGTCTATATTCAGCAGGACGTGGACGTTTTTCTAATGTTCAATTATCTAGGATAAATAAATCTAAATTTTGGGGCTATGACAGAGCTAATTTTTATATTCAATTGGCTGAGGAATTGCTCAAAATACATGATAAAGCAATAAAGCATGATAAAAAAATTGCCATTCGTTTGAATGGAACCTCAGATGTTGACCATTTAGACTTATTGCGTAGATATTCGGGAATAGATTTTCTTGAGACATTTTACGATAATTTACTTTTTTATGACTATACTAAGAACTTCAACCACATTAAAAAATATTTAGGGAGTACGTACAAAATAACTTTTTCTAGGTCTGAAACAAATGAAAACGACGCCTATTTAACCCTGAAAAATGGTGGGAACGTCGCAATAGTTTTTGCAGGTGAACTACCACAATTTTGGAACGGTTACCCTGTCATTAATGGCGACGAAACAGATTTACGATATTTTGACCCTGAAAATGTAGTAATTGGATTGAAGGCAAAAGGTGACGCAAAGAAGGACAAAAGCGGTTTTGTAGTTAGTTAATATAAAAAAGGGAGCTCAAAAGGTTCCCTTTATCCTTTGCCCTAATGGTGGGTTAATGGGTTCGAATCCCACAAAGGAACAAACCAAAACAAACAAAAATGAATATCAAAGATTTAAAGGTTATTATCTTAAAGCTAGAAAAAGAAAATAACCCGAATGATTCAAACCTGTTACAATTTTACAAAGATTTATATCTTGAAACGCTTGATAAGATAGCTGAAAAGGTAGCAAAGGAACTAGAAACACAAAGTAAAAAAAGTTGGTTTGAACATTTAGCAAGATAAAGCGAAATAAGACCACCAAAATACAAAACTATGTAAGTACATTACCAACATATTAAACAAGCTAGAAACGCCTGAAAACAGCGTTTAAATTGATTTTAGTCAGTATGTCAATATATGGCAAAAAATGATCCATGTTGCAACATTGATGTTGTGCCATTGATTATATGCAACTACTTTTCAGTTGCAGCCAAAAACCTGCCAAAAACCCTATGCAAAAACCCCACAAAAACCCCATAAAAATTTGGTGGGACAAAAACTTTTATATATTTTTAAACATTAATACAAACAAAAAACCTAAAACATGAACACAAAATTCCACTTATTACTTGAACGAAGTGAGTACACTTCAGACAATGACATCACAAAGCTAGAACCATTGTTACAAGAGTTCGCTAAATCAGAAGGGCAAAAAACCTTTGTAAAATCAGACATAGTATCAATCAATGATGCTAATGATTACATGAAGGAAGAGCTTTGGATTGAAGACAATAAGTACAATGGAGAAGACGTTACTTTTATTCATTGGTACAACGAACAATTTTATATCATACAAACAAACTAAACAAATGAAACCACTTAAATCACAAATCAAAATCGATGCTATTAAAATGATTGAAGCATCAAACGAATCAATTTTCGCTGCTTTACATGAAAAGTATAAAACTGATGGTGGAGATATTTCGCCAATGCAACAATATCAACTTGATGAAGCACAAGAAAATATAGTTCATATTATTACAGAGCAAATTTTTCAAAATATAGACTTTACTAAAGTTAATTTAGATGAATTTAACAGAGATGAGTTAATGGAATTAGCTTATTCATTAGATTGGAATGGTAGCTGGGATGCTGATGAGGAAGGTCAAGAGCCTATGACTAAAGATGAATTAATAGAAGCAATTAGCAACATGATAAACTAATTATAAATGAAAGTATTAGAGCTGTTTGCAGGAAGCAGGTCTATTGGCAAGGTAGCTGATAGACTTGCTTTTGACGTTTACTCAAGCGACATTGAGCAATTTGGTGGCATCGATTACGTTACCGACATACTAGAATTTGACGTAACAAAAATCCCTTTTAAGCCAGACATTATATGGGCATCTTGTCCATGTACTGCCTTCAGCGTGGCTGCTATTGGTAAGAACTGGACTAAGATTGGCGATGACTATATCCCCAAAAACCCCAGAGCTGACTTTGGTCTTAAACTGGTGCAAAAAACCCTTGAAATTATTGAGCATTTTAAACCTACCTATTTTTTTATAGAAAATCCAAGAGGGATGCTCAGAAAGATGCCTATAATGAAGGATCTTCCAAGACAAGGTGTTACATATTGTCAATATGGAGATACAAGGATGAAACCAACAGACATTTGGACTAATAGCACTAAATGGATTCCAAGACCAATGTGTAAAAATGGCGACCCTTGTCATGTGTCTGCACCCAGAGGATCAAAAACTGGCACACAAGGACTTAAGGGTTCATACGAGAGAAGTAAAATACCAGAAGACCTTTGTTATGAGATACTAAAGTCTTGCATCATTTAACAAAATATTAGCAAAAA